GGTCTTGGCTGTTTGGGATTACCCCCTAGGGGTGTCTGGTTTGGTTTGTGATTGGTTTTTTTCTGGTTTTCGCAGGGGTTTTGTGATTGTTTTGTTTTTTGGTTTTGTTGCGTCTGTTGTCGTGCTTTGTCAGTGTTTCCAATGTTCTTGGCTTGCGGTGCTCTTGGCTTGGCCGTCGCGTCTGTTGCAACTGCGGTGTTCGGGTCCGGTCCATGCTTGGCGGTTGTCGGCGTGTCCGAGGTCCCAGGCGTCGTTGCTTGTGATTGGTTTGCCGCATTTGTTGCAGGTTGGTGTGGCCCCTCCCGCTATGGCCCTAGCCCACCGTGCCCTCTCTTGCCTGTGTGCTTTGCCGTAGCCGCGTTGGCTTGCGGTGCCTCGTGCTTGTTCGCAGGCGTGCTTGTGGGCTTTGCAGTAGCGTTGTCCTTGTGTTACGAGTTGTGGGCAGTTGTGCCATGCGCATCGTCGTAGGCTCATTGGTGTGGGTGCCTCCTGCTTGTGTGGTGGCTACCGTATGGATGTGGGTGCCTCGTGTGGGAGTCGGACCCCACCGGGTAGGGAGAGAACCAAGTGATTGAGGGAAGAGCCCTACTTGCCGTGCCGGGCCGAAGCGTGTGCCCCTGCTTGAATAGCGGGGGCTATTGCTGGGGCCGCCTTTGGTTGGACGACCTCGGAGACTGTTTCTACGGCTTGGTAGATCAGCTAATAGTTAAGCCCCGAGCTTGGTTGCTTGGGGCTTGCTAATTCTCAGTTCCGATTATCTCGTACTGACGTACGTCAGTATACCATTTTATCGGTGACAGTCAAGTTGGGCGGCGAGTTCTCCGAGGTTGAACACGTACTGGTTCTTGGTGTTTGTCGGCGTGGCGTGGAGTTTGCCCCTGCGGAGCCATTGGCTTATGAGGTTGCGGCTGGCTTGCAGGCCGTAGCGTTTGAGTTCGTTGGCTGCGTCGCTTGGCGTGCCGGTGATCTGCAATTCCCATAGCTTGCGGTCTCGTTCGGCTTTGATGGCTGGTACTGGCCATTCTCCGCCGCAGGTGCAGGTTGCCGTCAATGCGTCTGGCGGTGCTTGCAGTTGGCGGTTGCAGTGTGGGCATGTGCCTATGAGGATCATGTCTTCGGCTGGCGTGAGGGCTTGGTTGTTGCGTCGGATGATGCGTTGCAGTTGCCGGTAGTCGTCTTCGATGGTGGGCATGTTGAGTACCGTGTGTCGGCTGGCGAGTATTCGTTTCCATGCTTTGTCCCAGCTGAGGTTGGCGTAGGCGGTGTTGATTTTGCCTGCGGTTTCGGCGAGCCATTGACTGCTTGCGTCGATGAGGTCGAGCGCATGCTGGTCGAGTGGCAGGGGCGCGTAACCGTTGCTTGGCGTGTGGGTGCGTTTGCCGATGCGTGCTTGTTTGAGGCTGAGGCTGTGCAATGCTGGCAGTTGTTCGTGTCCGAGCCGGTAGATCAATTGCCAGTAGTCTTTTTGGCAGTTACCACAGATCCAGTTGGCTGGCTTGACTTGTGTTCCGCAGGTGGGGCATTTCACGAGTTTGCTCTCCTAGTTCGCTTGCGATTATCGGGTATGGGACTTGCAGGATTCGTGCGATGTCGTGCCAGTCGACTTGGTTGGCGGCTAGCCTGTGTGCCTGGGTTTTCTGATGTTTAGTGAGCATGAGCGCCTATCGTGATGATTTCTTCCTCGTCGTCCACGTCGATGATGTGGACTGGGATGTGGAGTATGCCGTTGGCTGTTTTCGCGTAGGCGATGGCGATGGCGAGAGTCTGATAATCCTCGCCTAGACTGCCGCCGTCCTCGCTGATGATCTGGTAGGTCATCGTCCACCCAGCCATGCGATAAGCATCAGGATGACGTGGATCAGAAGGATGATTACTATTGCTAATTCGTAGCTCATTTCGTATCATCGATCTTGTCGCAGTATCTAATAATGTCGTTGCCATTGGGATATTGCGCGTAAGCACAGGAGAAGTCACCGTAATCCGAATGCACGATGATCTTCTTGCTTGGAGGTATCGCAATGAATAGCCACACTATGAAGCCGATTAACGCTACTGTGGCTATCTTGATCAGCAGATCACCTAAGTCGATGGATATGTTTCTCATTCCGTGTCCTCGCTTTTCTCAAGGATGTAGACGTTCGTGGCGCTGACTACGTTAGTGGGAAGTTCCGTTGGCGGGATGGTATCCACCCGTGAAATCTTCCAACCATCGTTCAGCAACTCTTCAAGCGCCTCCATATTGGACAAGCGGCGACGGACGCCGCGATCAGCCCAAAACGGCGGGCAGACCTTGTGTTGACTGCTCATTCCGTATCCTCCTTGTTGAGTCGTTCTTGGCAGTAGTCGTGGAACATTTCGGCGGTGATGGCCACCGCATGCCAATATGACTCCCTCTCGTATTTCCCGGCCTCGTATGCCAGTCCTTCTCGGTATCTGGCCTTTGCCGCTCTTTCAGAGGCGATTGCGAATATTTCGCATAATGCCCGCACGTATCCATCGCGGTAGTCGCTCATTTTGCGTCCTCGCTTTGGTTTGGCACTTCGCTTGGCATGGAACCGCTGTAGCCGAGCATGGATTTGATCTGGCCTTTGAGAATGAGAAGCGCAGTATACTGGCCTTGCGCATTGGGTCCGAAATGCTCCAAATGCACCACATGCGCAAGTTGCTTATCGATCAGGCCCATGACCTCATGCAGGGCCTTGTCTCGTTCACTGACGTTCGTCGCCATCATTTCTCGCTTTCTGGATTGCCGATTAGGGAGTTGAGTGTGTGTTGGAGGTGGTCTGCCGCGTCACGGTATGTGTCGCTTCGGGTGAAGTGCAACAGATATTCGAGTTCTCCACCGTAACGGAATTGGCTTTCTTCCTCTAGGGCTTGGGCTATCAGCCACTCGATGGCTTCGCTGTATGCTTTCTCCATCTCGCTAACGTTCGTTGCCATGATTGGTCTCCTTGTCGAGTAGGTTTTCGCAGTGACGGATCACATATGCGAAGACGTCCGCTTCACGTGTCCAAGGGTCAATGGGCCGTACGGTATCATTGACAAGGCCCTTCCCATCCTTCTCGCGCCATTGCAGCACGTAATCACGTTCCTTGCAGAGCCATTTGATAAGCTCTCGCAGCACCTTCTTGTCTCGTTCACTTACGTTCGTCGCCATGATTGTTTCCTTTCTTGTTGCGTTGGTGCAGGTAGACATCGAAGTCGTTTTTTCCGTGGCAGAAGTCGATGACGGATTCGAATGCGTGCCTAGCTCCGTGGAAGCTGGAGAGGTCGTGCGGCCAGTTTTCCGCTTCGGCTTTACGAGCCTGATATCGTGCGCCTTTGAGACATAATGTGCAGAAGTCGATCACTTCCTCAATGGTCGGCTTCTCGCCTTGTCCGTTCATTGGTTCTCCTTGTTGAGTTGGTCTGCCAACTGGCAGGCGGTTTGGTCTGGCTGTGCGGTTTCGATTGTGCGATGCAGTGCGGTTAGCACGTGGTCGCATTGCCATGAATGCCGATGTGGTTTCGAGGGTGGAATGCCGCTCATTCTGACGCGGCGTTGACACCAGCCCTTCCACTGGTGCGTCCAGTCCGTGACGGTGCGGGTCTCGCCATGATGGCGTGCCGTGAAAGCATTCCAGGCTTCGGAAAGGTCAAGGTCAGGAAAGGCCTTGATGATCTCGCTGTTGGCGTGGGCTTTCTCTCTTGCTTGTTCGAAGTCGGTGATGCTGATTTCTTTGGAGAAAGAAGAAGAATATTCTTCTTTCTCTTTCTTTGGTGTTCTGGTGTTCTGGTGTTCTGGTGTTTGTCCCGATGTAACAGCGTTACAGTCCCGATGTAACGCCGTTACATCGGTGGTTTCTCGGGATTTGGCTACTCGGTCTGCGGTCTTCTTGCGGACGTGCATGACCTGTTCCATACTGCGGTTATGCTTGAGATAGTCGTGGATTATCCACCCTTCCTCGACTTCCTCGAGCATTCCCACGTCGCAGAGGGCTTGGAGCTGTTCGTCGGTGGCTCCGATGACGAAGCGCATGGTCCGGCGCGGAATGAAACCGTCCGTGAGATGGTCCCCGCAGTAGGTGAGCGCCATGCAGAACGCGCCGATCGCGTCCATATGGCCGCTGCGGCACAATTCCTGCACCTTATCGTTCGTGTAGAAGCCGTTCACCAATTGCACGTATCCGCGCCTAGCCATTTATCCAAGCCCTCCTTCATCTTTCCCCGGTGCGCATTACGACGATCATGCTTGGGAATGGTGCCGGCCCGCCCGGTATGCCGTTCGTCTCGAACCGAAGTCGGCCTTTGAGGAATCTGACCTCCGCACGGTTGAGAATGAACTGTTGGAACCAGCGGGTATCCGTGCGAGCCGGCAGCAGCATGACGACGATGGTGCCTTTGCGGCTGGCCTCCATGCTGCACTTGCGCACCCATTCCGGTATTGCCTTGCCATATGGCGGATTGCAGAATACCGTCTCGCTCCCCCACTCATGATTGAAGGCGCTGTTTCCAGCCGTATAGTATTTTGAACATTTGTGGTTCGTTTCACTGCTGGCTGCATCCAAGGTGAAGTGAAACTCACTGTCCAGCCGAGAGAACAAGTCCGTTGGCGTTTCCCAGTCCATGCGATTCGACATGTAAGCTGCACCGCCAGAATCGGTAAAACCGCTCATTGTGTTTCTCCTTTCAGGACGGCGAGCATCGTATCCTCACATTCCGGTGCGGGCAGGGGTTGTGGGATGGAAACGTCGGAATAGTAGTCGTACAGTTCCTTGTTGTGCGGCTGGCATTCCGGGTCATCATCCTCGAACCAGCCGCCGATCGTATGGAGCGGGCAGAAGAATCGTGGACGCTCATCATCGTCGTACAGGCAAATCCAATGCTCGCTGTCCGTGACTTCCTCCGTCGCGTCGAATTCGTCGTAAATCCAGTCGTATTCGACGCCTTCCCATAGTGTTTCGCAGCCGGGGTAGTCGCATTTCGGACGGACGAATATATGCGTGTCGAAGCTCATTCCGTTTTCTCCTTTTCGTTTTCGATTTCCGCGATCTTGCGAATCAGCAATGTCAAAACGTGTTGCGGTATGCCGTCTGCAAGGGCTATCCAGATTTCCCTCAAGTCCATCCAGTCCGTCTTGGCGAGGGTCGTCAATAGGGCGCGGATTTCGCAGATGCGATAGTCGATTTCACGAATGCAGTCATCGTGTGTGACGATCGGAATGCCGTGCATTACTGCGTCCTGCGTGAACCATGCGGCCTTCCTGAGGTCTTCCGTACCGTTCTTGTCCTTCCACCGGTAGCAGTATTGGACCACCTGCCCCCAATCCGAGCTAAGCAGTCGGCTGAGCTCGATGCATTCGAAAGGGCCGCCCTTATAGTGGCTTGGGCTGATATTGTTGCTCATTTCAGTGCTCCTTTTTGGTGTTGAGTTTGGTGAGCGGGAATGCTTCACCGCCCAGGGTTTCGTACACGACTCCCCAATCACACGTGTATGCGCTGCCGTTTTTCCACACGTAAGAGCCCGGTATGAGCCAGCCTCCGTTCATATCTTTGTGTAACAGTAGGTTCTGTTGTGTGAGATAGTAGCCGTCTTCTTTCGGCTCTTCCGGCAAGCCAAGTTCGGGTTCGTCCGATTCCGGGGGGAATAACTCGTTGAGCCTGTCGCGCATAGTGACCAGAATCCCTCTGCTGGCGTGCAAGATTACGTCATTACCGTCAGTGATGCAGATTTTGTCAGAGTTAATCCCTCTATCGCTTAGTTCGTTTAGGTTGAGGCTGACAGAATAAATGCCGCGATATGTTGTATCTATGATATTCATTTCAGTTCTCCTTGAGTGATTCTTCCAGTGACATGACGGCATCGACGAGCGCCTTGCGCATTTTGTCCTTGAACTCGTCCGGTACTTTCGCGTGTACGCTTACGCCGCCGTTGTACTGGTATTCGACCCGTTCGTTCGGGTCAACGTGGATGGGCACGCTGATGTCGATGTTGGCGATTTCGTAGCTGCCGCTGACGATTTTGATGTTGAGTGGGTATTCGCCGATCTGCTTGTCGCTCATTTTGTCTCCTTTCTAAGCGAATAGGTCTGGCTGGTTTTCGTTGTATTCCGGCTTTCTCTTGGACACCGCGGGTAGGCGGAGCCTTTTCCGTTTCGCCGCGCTGAGGCGGTGGGCCATGAACTCCGCTGACACTTCGGGCGGTACCGGAATCAGAAGCTCTGCTGGCGGTTCGATGCCGTCCCTTGCGATGATTTCTTTGATGCGTCGCCGGTCGTCGATGATGTGGTTTCGGCACAGGTTCATGTTGTCGCCGTCAGACCAGGACGGGTCGCTTCCGCCTTTGTCGCGGTATCTTTTCCAGACCGTCACGTTCGTGCGAATGTCCTCGCAGAGGCTTTCAAGGCTGCTCATCGTCCCATCTTCCTTTTGAGCATGTCTGCCAGTTGCCTGTTTTGCTGTTTCCGGTATTTGCAGTCGAGTCGCGGGTTCTGTGCTCGTGGGCACCTATCGGGGCCTATGGCATAGTGTCCGCATTCGGGACATTGGCGGATTCCGTCAGGCATTGCGGCTCCTTTCACACACGACCTTCAGTTTGGAGGGCTGATAATGGTAGGTTTTCGGGTGACTGTAGAGGTAGTTCCAAAACTCGTTGAGATGGTCGGTGACGATGCGGTTCGAGGATTCGGTTTGTGGTGGTATGGCATCCCGATGGTCGGCGATGGCCGCGGCCTGCCTGCCGAACTCGGTAGCCTGGAACATACCAAGCTGGGGTTCCATGACTACGCCTTCGCGCTTCAAGACGTTGACGGTGCGTCGTGTGCCGCCACCCTCGCCGAGGGAATGGCCTGAGATGATACGACGCAATGCCATCATCTGCGGAGCCGTGTAAACGTGGCCGCGAATGTTATAGCCGACGTAATGTCCCATTTCACACCTCGTTTTCGTCTGGGCCGAGCGGTAGCAGATCGTTCAAGAGGAAGGCGAACAGGCGTAGGGGAATCCATACGAGTGCCTTGCCTTTGACGTTGAGGGGTTCGGCCATCATCTGCACGACTTCCGGCACGGGTGACGTGGAGAAGGGTGCCGTGAACCGGTCGAGCATGTCGCGGCTCATTATCGCCATCTGGCCGTCCATGTGTTCCAGTCCGAGGCCCTTGCGATGCTGAATCAGGACACCGTATTCGGTGCCGAGGTGGCTCATTTCGTCGAGCAGTTCGAAATAGTGTGCCGCATAGTCCGGCTTCTTCGTATCCTTGCATTCCACGCACACCTTATGGCTCCAGAAGAGGACTCCGGTGATGTCGCCGGTGTCGTTGGTGCCGTGCAATGCCATGCGGTCGATACGCTCGTCCTGCACCGCCCACCTGAGATAGCGGACGGTTGCCGTCTCGAACTTCGTACCTTTTTGCTTCGGAGGATTGGCCATCAGAAATCGTTCTCCGAGCCACCGAATTCGTCGGTACCGTTGGCGGCTGGTGCGCCCCACGGGTCAGTTGGCGCACCCCAACCACCCGCAGTAGGCGCCTGAGACTGAGCTTGCATCGGAGCCATGTTCTGGCCGCCGTTCGCATGCTGGATACGCTGTACCTGAGCCGTCGCATATTTCAGCGAGGGCCCGATTTCATCAACCTGCATCTCCATGATGGTGCGGTTCGTGCCGTCCTTGGCCTGATAGGTGCGCTGTTGCAAACGCCCCTGTGCGATCACCCGCATGCCCTTATGCAAGGATTGTGCGCAATGCGCGGCGATGTCACGCCAAACGGTGCAACGCATGAACAGGGCATCACCGTCCTCCCACTGATTCGTCTGCTTGTTGAAACTGCGGGGCGTGGCCGCGATATTGAAATTGCAGACAGCATCACCCTTGCTCGTAGTGCGGATTTCCGGCTCGGCGGTCAGATTGCCGATGATCGTGAGAATGGTTTCGCCTGCCATCATGCCTCCTTCTTTTCGTCAGCCGCTTCTTCCGGCTGATGCTGTTTGCGGTATTCTTCGATGGCCTGCAAGGTGCGCTGTTTGAGCACGTCCTTGCTGGCAGTCAGATTCTCGGCATCGATACGGCTCAACTGCGATGCCGACGTGATGCCAGACAATCCGGTATGAGCATGGAAGACATATTGCGCCATGTCTGCGGAATCCACGCCACACTCATGCAGGACATTGTTGATGGCTTCGGACTGCCGCTTGGATGCCATCTGCTGTGTCGGCTGGACTGGCGGATCTTCCACGACGGTTGCCGGTACCGTCTGCATGTTGTCGGCCTGACTCATTTCGTCAGCCGTATACAAGCCGCTCAATTCCATCGGGAAAGCCTTGCGCAATGCCAATGCTTCGGCGCACTTGCCGAGCATCAATGCCGGCTTGGAAGACCACATGCTGTTCGGCACCTGCTTGCCCGTCGTCTTATCGAAGCGAGTACCGACGTATTCGCGGTAGAGGGCGACGGCCGAGAATTGGCCTTCACCGCGTACGATCGTCGCCTTCGCAGCCACAGGCGGCTGATCCCAAATCCACGCATCGTGCCAGCCGCCTTTAGGGTCGCACCAGAGAATGTCCGGCGCGCTGTAGCGTTCGTGGCTGGCATCGGCGGCACGGCGGGCGATCAGACGGAAACCGTCGATGCCGACCTGAATGGTCTGCTTGGTCACCCATTGATCGTTGACCTTGGTGCGTCGGCCGATCATGTAGATCTGCTTGCTGAACGGGTCGAGGCCGGTGCGTTGCGCCTGATTGAGGAACAGCATCAAGTCGCCCTGGCCTGCGTTTTCCACGCCGAGCGCCTGAAGTGCGGACATCTGCTGTTCGGTGAAATTGTTCTGGTCTTTGGTGAGTACGAGATCACTGCTCATTGCTGTTTCCTTCCAGGAGTTTGAGTGTGTTGGAGATTTGGTCGGCTTGGAATGGTTTGTTGACGAATCCGCGCGGCAACCGTAGGGTGACGGTTTGCGGGCGGCCCGGCTTGAACTCGACCCCGGGCGGCAGTTCGCCACCGTGAGCGCGGATCAGGTTTTCAAGGAACTCGTCGATCATGGCTTCCGGCTTCGGATAATTCCTCCGCTCCCACGAATTCCGCCCTCCGGGCAGTGGCTCCTTCATGTCGTGCAGACAGTCGGCATAGGCGAGCGGGTCTTTCACCGTGTATCCGCCGTCGCCTCCTCTGGTCAAGGTGATGGTGCCCGCATCCATGCCGTTGAAGTTGCAGTCTTCGATGTCGCCGCCGTCATGGTCTTGCGCCCACGCGGCTTTCGCGGCTTTGAGCAGGGCGCTGTTGCGCTTGTCGATGATCGTGCTGGCGATGATGATGGCCCGCAGTTCGTCCGGCCTCGTGTTGCTGAAATCGAATTCTTCACTCATGGTCGATCTCCTTCATAAAAACAATCCAATGTGTTCCGGTGCGGTTCGGCTGCTTGTTGCCGAAAAGCGGCTTGCACGTGGCGAGCTTGAGAATCTGAGAGACGGGTATCTGTGTCTCATTCCACTTGAAAATCAGCACGCCATGCTCTTTCAGGACACGGAAACATTCGGCGAACATGGTCTTGATGTCGGTTTGCCATGTCTCTTGATCGAGGCATCCGTATTTCTGTACCATGTAGCTCGTCTCTCCCGCATTGCGCAGGTGCGGTGGGTCGAGCACGAGCAGGCGGAACGTCTCGTCAGGGAATGGCAGATCGCGGTAGTCCATCAGCATGTCCGGCTTGACATCGAACCTGCGTCCATCACACAATTCCCAACTTTCATCGCGCATGTCACCGAAGAGCACGCGACTGTCAGTCTTGTCGAACCAGAACATTCGTCCGCCGCAGGCAGGGTCAAGAACTGGCTGATATGCGCTCATTTGTCTACGGCTCCTTCCTTGAGTGCCTTGAGCAGTGCGCTCATGCTTCGGCGGGTGTTTAGAATGTCGTTGAGGAAATCATGTTCAGCAAACGTGAAGCAATCGTCATTCTTGATTGCCTCATAGGAGGCGCGGCGGATGCGGATGGTTTCGTTGGCGAAGTCGTCAAGAATGGTGATGTACCGTTCGAGCTGGCGGACGGGATTGGCATAGTCTTCGTAGTCTTCGCCCGCATTGACTTCGCATCGTTTCTCGTGGCTGACGTAGGCTTTGCGCCTGTCAAGCTCGCTGGCTACGGACTGCTCGGCGAACTTCTCGTTGGCCTTGTCGTTTTCGGTGCTGGTTGGTTTCTTGTCGGTCATGATGGTTTCCTTTCCTTCGGTGGTTTTCATGCCGCCCGGTTTACGTGCGTCTGGGAGCTTGTTTTCCTTGCGGAGCCGTTTCAGATTGGGGTTGAGGGTATCACTGCCGATGTGCAATGTTGTCTTGGCTTCGCGGACTGTCGGCTGACGACCGTTCAGGCTCATGAATTTCTGCCAATAGTCGAGGATGCGTCGGCGCGCCTGCCAGTCCGAGACGGCTTTGGCCTGTTCGGCGGTGAGCCGGTTCGGTGTGAGTTTCGACCATGCTTCGCGGGTCTTGTCGCTCGGATGCATGATGTCTCTCACCGGCTTCTCCTTCCTCGGCTTGGTTTCGGCTGGTTTTCCTTGCCTGCCTAACCGTGGCATGGGGTCTTGCGGCCTGTGCGCGCGGAGCTTGGCGATGTCGGCCGCAAAATCCGTCCAATCGGTTTCTTCGGTTTCGTCGCTCACCGTGTTTCACCTCGCATTCTCTGTATTCCCTTCTCGTGGTCTGTGATGAATCGGTCGATGTCGATGCCTTGCTCGCTCAACGTGGGTGGCTCGTGATGGCTGACTCGTGACCCTTTCAATTCCGGCGTGCTTCGGAGTCGGGCGCCGGGAATGAACGCATTGGTTTGCAGGTGGGTTTTCATCTCGCCTCCGTCCTTGAGAGCTGTGTGCCGTAGGTTTCCAAGTCGTGTAGGCGGTAGCGCACCGGCCGCCTATCCTGCCTGCCCTGCGGCGGCGGATTGCCGAGCTTCGTGTACTTCGGCCCACCGCCACGACTCCGCCAATTCGCAAGGGTTCGAGGACTCACACCAAGAAACCGTGCGGCCTGAAGCGGGGTCAGCAAACGGTCAGGCATCATGATTCAAGCCATAACGGTTGATGAAATACCTCTGGCCCTTGCCAGTGACCTTCGGCGTGCGGCTGATCGTCACGTGACCGTCCGAATGCGTTACCGCCGTCTCCTTGATACGGAACAGGCCCAATTCCATAGCCTTCTGCGTCGGCACGTTCGTGTTCGCACCGGACTTACCAAGGAACCCGTCATCACGAAGCAGTCTGAAAAGACGGTTCTGACCGATGTCCAAACCATTCTGGCGCAGCATCTTCGCCAGTTCGCCCACCAGGCATGTGCCGTCCGAAGCGGCAACCGCGTCAGCGAACAATGCCTTCGGCTCCAATTCCCTGATGCGGGATTCCTGCGATGCGATGCGTCGCTTCTGCTCTTCCATCGTGCGCTGGCCAATCATCACGGCCTTGGCGAGGATGGTCATATCATCATCCACGTCGGTCGTAGGGATATAGCCTCCGGTCTTGCGGATCTGCGGTAGCACTTCGTGAGTGACCCAGCGCTGGAATTCCTTGGCTTCCGGCTTGCGGCTTCTCATAATGAGCTTGTACAGGCCGGGTTCGCTGATGATAAGGGGTGCTCGTCCGGGCTGATTCCAAACCTCCGGATTACGGAGGTTTGTGATTTCGTCTTCATCGAGCGCGTCACGAAGATGATTTGTGTCGATGTTGAGGATGCCGCATGCATCCTTGCCAAAGAACCACGGGTCTCCCTGTTCGTCGGTAAGGCCGCGAAACTGGTTGCCTTTGAAGTTGAACTGTTGAATGTCCTTCATGTCTCTTCCTTTCAAAGTTGGTGGCGTTCGCGCAGATCGGCTTCTCGCGGCAGACAATGAACAAAAACTGCCGCTAACCGTCTTCGTTCTTGGCTGTGGTGAATCCTGAAAAACCACGGTCAAGTGGCGTTGACGCGAACGCTGGTGCTCTGCACGGGATTCGAACCCGTATCACCCCGCCTTATAAAGGTTTGCGGGGTTTTGCCGGTTTTTAAGACCGCCGCGTATGCCATTCCGCCAGCAGAGCAATACGGCCAATGCCGCAAAGAATGTCAGTCCTCGTCATCCTCGTTTCGTTCGGACTGGGCCGCCAAGTAGATGACCGAACCGAAAAGAATCACCGCCGCCGTGATCGTCCAGCCGAGGGATTGAGCGGTGGCCCACGAAAGAAGCAAAGTGCCGGTGATGCAGGCAAGGGCCGTCGCCAGTAGAGTGCCGGTATCCGACTTCATGGCTAGTCCTCCTCTTCGATACGCTCGGATGGCAGAATCACTTCACTGAGCGGAACCAATGGAAATGCGTCAGGGCCAAGCTTGGAGATGACGGTTTCCGGGTTTTTGGTGAATACGCCAAAAGCATCAGGCTCCCAGAAATGGAAGCAGTAATTTCCTTCATCGTTGAATACGGCCCATTCACCCTCAGCACCATCATCAGCCTTGAATAGCAGTCGATGATTCTGCGTGAGGTAGTATCCCTGCTTGCCTGGCAGTTCCGGCATAGCCTTGGAGGGGATGTTGAGTGCGTCTACGAGCGTCGAAACGGCTGAGTTGATTGATACGGCGTAGTCTTTCAACGTTTTCAAGGCTTCCTGCAAATCCTGTTCGGTCATGACTGGTTCTCCTTTTCGTATTTTTGGATGATGTCGTTGAGTCGTTTGATGCATGATCCGGTTGCCGCCTTGCCGCCGACCACTGCGCCATTCTGGAAATCGTCGTCACATTTCGTGTTGGCGAGGCGTGCGCAGAAGAAGCTCATGCCTTTCACGAGGGCTTTCAGGTCTTTCAGCAGGGCTTCATCGGTCATCGTGTGGCTCCTACTCGTTCCTGCATCCAATGCGCGAGGGTCTCGAATTGTGCTGGTGTGATGGTGATGCCGATTGGCCTGTCTCCGCCGTTGAGGTACATGTTGAGATTGCCGAGGTTGCTGGCGTAGAAGTCGATTAGTTGGCCGTCCTTGGATATGAAGTGGATGTTGCCCGGGTCGGTTAGTCTGTCCCGCTTGGGCGGGTCCGGAGGGTTAAGAATGTCCGTCATGCCGTCGCCTCCAGTTTGGAGAGGTCGAAGTCTTCGGAGAGGAAGTCGATCGGCTCAAATCCGGTATTGCGTGCGAATGCTTCGATTTCGCTGAGCTTCAACTCAACCTTGCCGTTGAGTCGGCGGGTTGCCATGTCGATGCTTTGATTCCACATGGCTGCTACCGCAGTTGTGGAGAGTTTCTTGGCTCCCACGACGGCGCGGATTCGGGTGAGCGCCCGATTGTTGAGTGTTTGTTCCGTCATGCTTGCGTCCTTTCTGATGATTTGATTATGCGCGCAATTGCGCGCAATGTCAACTCGACACGCGTATTTTCTATCCAATCGCGCGCACAAGCGCGCTAATGCGCGCTATGATATAGCTATGGGTACTAATAGAGCTGAAATGAGCAGCTTCGGGCTGCGGGTAGGTAAGGCAATCTGCGCCGAGATAGGCATGCGCCACATGTCAGGCAGAGAACTGGCACGAGGAATCGGACGAGGCGAAACCTACGTCCGAGAACGCATCGTCTATAAAAAGGAATGGTCGCTAAATGATCTTGAGAAGATATGCCGGTTATGGCATACTTCCCCCGAAGCACTGCTGAACCGCTATCGAGAGTAAACTAATACATCAGGCACCTCCCTTGGTGCCGCAACCGGGGTTTGCGTGAGTCTTGGCGGATTATCGCAAGCCCCTTTCCTTAATCCTTGAAATCGAACGTTTGTTCGATTTATGGTTTATAAAATACAACCACGAAATGATATTTGCAAATCAGCATAAGGGTAGGATGGAAACACCTACCTCGAGAAGAAGGAGAACACAATGACAAATCAAAACATGCAGCCGCAGGCACCGACGCCACAGCAGCCAATCCAACCGCAACAGCCCGGTTACACGCCAATCGCACAGCCCCAGACCATCGAAAAGCACATGAGCGCCCTCGGCATCACGGGCTTCGTCCTAGCCATCTTCGCCCTTGTCCTCTCATGGATACCGATCGTCAACAACATGGCCTTCGTCTTCGCCATCGCGGGACTCGTTTTCGCGCTCTTCGCCCTGCATGCAACAGGCAAGAAGGGTAAGAGAAAAGGCCGCGCCTTGGTGGTAGCCGCTCTCGTGATCTCCCTTATTTCTGGAGGCGTAGTGCTCTATACGCAATCCGTCTACGGCAAGGCCGCCGATCAGGTAAGCAAGAGCCTCGACGATACCAGCAAGCAGCTCAAGCATGATTCGGAGAATTATGAGAAGGACATCGTCAACGAGGGTGCGAAAGAGCTGAAAATGCAGGTAACGATCAGCAATGGCGAGGCCGAAGTGATCTATGGCATGGACGGCGGAAGCAGCAACGAGACGATTACCGGCTCGTGGGAAAAGACCATTACCGGCGACGATGCGCAGAAGGCGTGGACAGTCAGCGCCTACCCGTCGTTCAATCTTGACGGCGACACGCCTGCTGATATTCAGGTGGCGTGCACGATCACTGTGGACGGCAAGCAGGTGTCACATAAGGAAGCTACCGGCGACAGCGCTAACGTGCATTGCAGCGTCTACGACAAGGACAACTGACATGGCGGATAACCTGAACCGTCTGCGTAAGGCGCTCTCGCGCCCCGTGAGCGCCCTTGTGGCGGCATGTGTGGCCGTGGCTTGTCTGCTTGTCGGCGTTTTCGCCACGGCTCCGATAGCCTACACACGCGGCACACGCTCCGCCGCCGTGTCCAAGGTGGCCGAGGAAACCGCCAAGGCCGACAAGGAGTATCGCAAGTACAAGAAGCTCGCGGAAGACCAGAAGGCCGATTACAAGCAGGCCTCCCAGACCATCGCCAGCGCCGACAACATCAAGAACGGCATCAACGATCTGCAATCCAAGCATGACGATTTGCAGAAGCAGGTCGATGATGCGAGGAAACAGCTTGAGACACTGACCGGGCAAGTCGAGCAGGCGCGAAGGAATTCGGTTTCGTCAGGCGTCTGGCAGGTCGGCAAGGACATCGAAGCCGGAACCTATCGGGCTACGAGTCCGGTCGGTGATGACTGCTACTGGGAGGTCAAGTCTGGCGGTGAGATCGTGCAGAATGATATTCCTGGTGGCGGCTATCCCGAGGTCACGGTTTCCGATGGCCAGCAGTTGAAGATCTATTCTTGCGGTACGTTCGCCAGACAGTGAGATTCCTCCTTTTTGGCCCTGCTTCGGCGGGGCCTTTTCATTGCCTGTTAAAAGTCGGGTGTAATTTCTTCCACGGTGATGCTTGTGGACGATTTTTCCACCAAAACCACGCTGTTCCTGTTTGTCCGTGACTAAACAAAAAAGGACCTTACGGTCCTTTATGCTACGAGGAACCCGAATCACCCGACATGCGATGCCCTGACTCCCTCATAGATCGCCTGTCTGCCGCGGGGGAAGCAACCCATGGCGAAGTATCTGGTCCACAAGGCCCAAATCAGACGCCATTCACGCCCCTCAATATCCGTCTTCTCAACCGGCAGGCCGAAGCCGATCGCATCATCGGCGGAAACAACCGCGGAATGACTCGAAGGATTGTCGATAAGCGGCGCCTTCAGACTATCCGACAATGCGTCTACCTCGTCAGCGGAACGTTCGGGCAGTGATGCCAAGGACTCCCTCATCAGGGATTCCGACCTGTTAAGCGCCGAGCGGGCCTGTTCAATCATGAGCATATTGACATCGGACAGCAGCGAAGAGAACAATGCGAATGAATTCGGATTGGCATTGACCCTCTGCTCAGCCTCGTCCACGGCCGCGACAATCTCCTTGGCGCTCGCCATACCCGAACCAGACGGGCTGTTGCTGAGTATCATCTGCGGGTCGATCGGCCCAAGGTCCCCGGATGGCCCCATGAGTATTCTGTCGGCCCCTAGGCAAAGAATCGTTGCGGCGCTCTTGGCCATGTCAGGCACGATGATGGTCAGTCTCCTGCAATATGAATGCATGGCCCTGACCATGCGCAATGCAGTCTCACCATCGCCTCCGGGCGATGAGAGAATCACATGGAGGTCCTTAGACTTGTCACAGTCCCCCAACAATTCCTCCAGTACGGTCATGTTCGTCTGGTAGATCTGATCGATCACCGTTATCAAGTTCGCTCCAGTAAGCTCCTGATATTCGGACATGAGATTCTGTCGTTCATATCGAGCCGAATTCTCGGCGGCAAACAGGGGCGTGCGCCTGGAATCGATCAGACTTGGCCTATCGTAAGCCTGAAACTCTTCTGTTTGCCCTTGCGAAGTTCCATCCCCAGCGTTCGGGCTTCCTTCGCGATTTGCGCTTTCTTCTTCCAAGTTTGGTCCATCCTTTCTAGAAGCGCCGTTGTGGGCCCTTCGTTCCTTGCGTCCTTCATCGCCGTACCGTTACTAGTTACTCCCGTCAACGTATCCTTCCTCATGTCCTACCTCGCATCCTTTCGTGAATGTTCATCGGTGCTGAACGAATCGGTATAAGTGTATTGCGGCAATCTTAAGACGTTTTGCATGAGCTTCGTTTCCTTTTTCTCGCTCTATGAAAAGAATGAAAATAATGTTACGTATGTATATATGTATATTTAATGTTTGCAAGTTAGTATTTTTCGCTTGTATGGTTAGTATGCACCATTGTTTACGACACACCATATATACATGTTTGCAAGTTAGCGTATAATGTGTTGTAGAACAAAAAACCTCCGCAGTGTTAACGGCACCGCGGAGGTAAAACATGAAGCCTCACTCAAAGACTTCCAGAAATCAGTGTACCGCATGGCTTGGAGGTCGGAAATGGAACCGGAAATGGGATACCGCAACATGCTGGCGGTCGAAGAACTCGCAAGCCAAGGCAAACTCACCGTCACCCACAAGGGCGCACGCAGCTTCGACTTCGCCCAATACGCGCTGCTAAGCAGAATGGCATGGCTGACCGCCGACTGGCCGCTGGACAAGGCGGCCAAGGAAAAGCGCATGCTGCCACGCACCTATGCCTCCGGCTGGCTCAAAATCGCGACCGATTGGGGCATGACACTCCCCCAATCGATGGACGAGCTCGTGGCGATCGGCAACGAGCCGCGTAATCCGAAGCGTGAGCAGCTTGCCTACAATCGCCTCGGCAAGATTGCCAAGAAGCTCGAAGAGGCCGGATTGATCAAGTGTTTGCGCAAGGGGAATGTGCAACGCAAGAACAATGCCGTCTGGCTGTTGACCATCGGCACGCCGGAGGAAAACCGCGAGGTCGAAGCCTACGTGCGAAGCCACATGTACCTCTGATTCGTGCCCACATTTTGCCCACGTCCTTGCGGTAAAAGCCGTGATTTAGCGGTAATTACAGTGAATTACCCGAGTTAACAAATAGGCGGGGAGCCATTGGAAAACCAAGGAAAACCGCCATCCACGACAACAACCGGATCAGGACGGCAGGTATTCTGCAAGTACATGCCACATCACGCCAAGATCGGCGGAACCACGCGTAATCGGCACTAACAACATGACTATGTGCCCACATTTTGCCCACGTCAGGCGGCCAAGTCCCGCCCCTCGCCGATAGCCCGTATCAGCAGACCATTCATCGCCTCGCCTACGGCATCCAGATCATCGTCGAACAGGTCGGCATACACGTCGAGGGTCATAGCTGCGCTCTTATGCCCCAACTGCCTCTGCACGGCCTTGACGTTGGCCCCGGCATGCACGAGCAATGAGGCGCACGTATGACGGAGATCATGAATCGTCATCGACCCCGCGACCTGCTCGCTGAGCGCGGAACGCTTCGCACGGTAGAACCAATTGCCTTTGCGGGTTCCATGCGGCCTCCGAAGGAATGAGCCGGTACGAGCATCAGGGAATAGCGGTTCGGACGACTGACGGCCCCTGCAAGCCTCTTCCAGACATGGTCTGAGCAGTGCCGGGAATATGACGGTGCGGGTCTCGCCGGTTTTCGGGATATCCACCACGGTACGGCTCCTGATCTCCGCGGCCGTGCGCACGATATGGATGCGTTGGCGGGTGAAATCCACGTCTCCGACTTGCAAACCAACCAGCTCGCCCCACCGAAGCCCGCATAGGCCGAGGGTGAGGATTATCGGCCTATGCCAGCCGGAAGCGTCAGCCAAGGCCAGTAATTGGCTAATCGTAAGATAGATGTGTTTTTTCCTCACCACGCGTGGCAAGGCGAGATCATCGCATGGATTTTCGTGGATGCACTTGTCGGCCTTCGCCTTTTTGAGCAAGGCGCGGAGCGTGAATACCGTGCGACGTACCAGGCTGGCGCTTTTCGATTCCGCCATCTCACTGACCCATACCTGCACCTCGTCGTGGGTGATGGACTGGACTTCCCTCATGCCCCATTTTGGCTCAATATGGACTCGCCAGCTGCGTTCGATCAGATCGATGGTGGAGGCTTTCGATTCGGTCTTTTTTGCGGCTATCCATGGCTCCCAGAAGTCCTCGAGGCGCCTACGTCCGGCTTGTGGGTCGATGTAGGTTCCCGTGGTCTTGGCTGTGGTGACGTTGGCGGCACCCCAAGCGTCGGCATCCATCTTGCGGCGGAATCCGCGTTTGCCGGTGGCTGTGCCATCCGGCTTGCGGTACCTGACTTCGTACCTTCTGCCGCCTTTGGTGTCGTAAGGGCGAATCGTGTAGGCCATGTGGTCTCCTTTGCTGACATGGCCAATTATAAAAGAGGCGGCCTGACTGTGCAGACCGCCTCCGCCTTGAAAGTGTCAGCAAACAAGACACGTCTCAGTATACAGGTGCGACACGCCGACTTGCGGTGATACCGTTAGTATCATATACTGTAATCACAAAGCAGGAAGCAATAAGGCATCCTCACAATCTCAAGGAGACTGAAATGAACACCCGCGAATTCGACTACACCGCAGACCGCTTCGACGCCAACGCCAAAACTCAGATGGCAACCCTCCGCTGGCACACCATCGAAAACGGCACCTACGTCAACCATTCTCTCCGCATGAAGGCAGACGGTCTCGCCGCCGCCGAACACAAGGCCCTCGAAATCATGCACAACGATTATCCGGCTGCGAAGCTCACAGTCCGCCGTTCATTCCACAACGGACGTTTCCATTCCGAATTCCTCATCGACGCCAAGTGAAAGAAGCCGATAAAAATGAAGAGCTACAAGGAAATCGCAGAAGAAACCGGCGCCAGCATCGAGGACGTGCGCATGGCAATGCTTTTCACAACCAAGCATGAAACCCCGCACACCGTCGAATACAACGCCTTTTCAGACCCCTCAAGCGACGACATCGGCGACTGCCCCGCCCGATACGGACGAATCGGCATCGAATTCGAGACATGGTGGGAAGTACGCGACTATGACCGCCAAGGCCACTACGTCGGACACACCCGCGAGGAAGCCGTCATCAACGCCCTCAACGGCGGATTCCGGGCATAAAAATGAGGATAACGGGACTTGCACTGCCATCACCCTCGGAAGTCCGCCTTCATGCAAGCGGAATCTGCTGATGAATCATTCCGATGATTCCTCAACGAAGAACCCTGAAAGGTTGAAACCAATGATAACACAATCCAAAAAATGCAGCATCCAAGGATGCCATGCAACAGCCGCAATCAAAGGCATGTGTAGCCGCCACTACAACCAGTGGATTTACCGCCGCATGAAAGACCTTCCAGCCGGAGACTGCCCCGACGGATGGCCTTGCCCGATCTGCGGTGAACGGCTCGGCAATCTTGCCATCCACATGAGCAAGCATCACGGCATCGGATTGAAGGAATACTACTACCGTCACAATGTGCGGTGCAGTGTCCCAGGCTGTGAACGAATGGCCGAAGTGCGCGGCATGTGCAGGATGCATCGACGTCAGGAAAGAGAGGACAGACTGTGATGAAGACGATGAGCAAGGCCCAGTTTCGGGCGACGAGGGAACGTTGCGGCATCAGCCAGCATATGATGGCCGACCATTTCGGCAACAAGGTGCTGACCGTGAAAAGGTGGGAGAAGCCGGGCGAGGCGGAGCCACCGGAGGATGCGCAAGCATACCTGCTTCGCATGCTTGACTTGCATGTGCAGGCAGTCGGAGCGGCCTTGGATGCGGTGGACGAAATGGAGGAACTGAACGGCAATCCTCCGTCTCACGTCGATCTGCTCTACTATCGCAGTCAAGCTCACTACGACCGCTTCGGTCGAGACAAGGGTGATTTTTCCGTGGTCAACGCCCGGACTCGCGAGATCGCGGCCTTGCTGGAAACACAGGGCATCGAAGCACGGTTCGTGTTTCCGGAAGACAATGAGGCGGAATTCCAGCAGTTGGCGAACACCCGCTGACTGCGACACGCCGACTTGCGATGATACCTAAGGTATCATATACTTGTAATCACAAAGCAGGAAGCAATAAGGCATCCACACAATCTCAAGGAGACTGATTCAAATGGCACAGATGGAATATCCAACTTGGACGAAGTGCAACGACGGTTGGAAGGTACGCATCCCCGCCGACCTGTACGAAAACTACAGCGAAGCCGGTGAGTTCGAATTCCCCGTCATGAAGAAGAGCGGCGAAATCAAGCGCGTGAACATCTCCAAGGTCTCCAAGCCGTTCACCCTCGACGGCAAGGAATACGTGCTCGGCACCCCCGCCGCCGAACGCTCCCAGCGTCGCACCTACGCCCGCCGCACCACCTCTCACCGTTGCGAGGAATGCGGCGGAAGGCGCAACGTGCATCAGGCACACGACATGAGCGGCATCACCTGCTGGCTGTGCGACAAGTGCGATGACGGCACTGCAAGCATCGCCTGAAAACACGAAAACGCCCCTCCCCCAGCCGCAGCCGGGAGAGGGGCAAGGTGTAACAATTGACTGTAAAAACTGTCGAACGAGTCGGAAAACGTCGTTTTTGCGGACAAACCGCAAGAAGGGCAGTTTGATTTTCAGACTTGAGGTTGAGTTTTGGATTCGAGGTTGAGTTTCAAGCCCGAAAATTAATCAAAGGTCACTCGCTGTCGGTGACGGTGATCTTCAATTTGGCGAGCTTGTCCTTGACCGCGGTCTCCACGATCGTGGCGATCTGTTCGGGGTCTGCGCCCTGTGCGGATGCCAATGCCTTGACTGCTTCGGACAGTGCGCTCACCTGCGTGATGAGCTGACTGGTCTTCGAGTCGATGCCGGCCACGCGGTCGCCCAATTTGGCTCCGCCCTGTATCGGCATCTCCGCGACCAGATTGCCGAGCGGGGATGCGTGCGTGTCCTTGTTCCACTGCGAGAGTCGGAACAGTTCGGTCCGGGTCTCGTTGGCGGCCGCGTCGGTGCCTTGCAGACGGTCCCGCATCTTCACGCCGTTCTGGTCGAAATTCCACACGTCTTCCGCGTTCATGTTGTCTCCTCCTAATAGTTCGTTTGCCCTGTTGATGATTCGGTCCACCGGCAGGGCGTTCGTGCACCTGTCGGGGCACCCGTAATGGTCGGTGCCGGGCACCTCACGGTGCAGTACGACGTTGCCGGTGCGGTTGCCCGAGGCGTCATGGTTGAGGCTTGTCCAGCCGTAGCGTTTGGCGATGTCCGCACACAGCTGTGCGCTGGCCTCCACCTCGGCATCGGTGACGGGCACGCCTGCCATGCCGCCTTCGTGTTCGATGGTCACGCCCGAGCAGTCGGATTGCCAGTTGGCGTCGGCCCACGAGCCGTTGTTTTCGTCCACCCACTGGTAGACGGTGCCGTCGCCGCCGACGCCGTAGTGGCTTGCGGCGCCGAAGCTGGAACGTTGGAAGCAACTATCGGTGCCGGCCAATCGTCCGACCATAATGTGCAATGTGATGTGATCGACGGACTGCCCAAGCCGTCCGCTGTAATGGTTTGGGCTGTCTCGCCAGATTGCGAAACTTGCGCCGGTCATCAGAGATTGCCGCCCAGCTCGTATTCGGCTTCCGCCGTGGTTTCGACGGTCGCCGACTCGGTAGCGGCCTCAGCGGATTCAGCAGTCTCAGCGGCTTCGGCGGTTTCCTCTGCCGGTGCGGTCTTGGCCACCGCACTTGCCGCGCTCATGGCGGCGTTCTTCGCGGCGGTCACACCATTCACCACGCCTTCCTTCTTGAGGGCGTCCACGAGCTGCTGACCCGCTAGCGAAGCCGACGTGATGTTCTGGTTCTTCCACCACGAATAGATCGTGCCGAATACGCCGATGACGGCGAACAGGGTCGTGGAAACCTCATCATTGGTGAACGGCAAGGTATTGATGCCCGCGAGATTCAGGCCCGCATTAAGCAGGGCGTAAAGCGTGACCACGATGGTCACGACGGCCTTCACCCTCTCACCGGTCATGCCGGGAAGATTGGTCTTAACGGTCTTATTGGCATGGTCTGCCATGTTTCCTCCTAACAAAAAAGCCACCCCCGTGAATGGGGATGGCTTTGAAAAATGGTTTGGTTTTACTGTTGTCTCGTATGATTCCAGAGAATGATCATGAAAATGAAGACGAACGGGAATGCGTGACCCATCACGGCTCCTTTCCTACGGTTTCGGGCGCGATGTCGGGCCTCAGTTCGTCCGGCAAACGCGGCTTCGGGTGACGTGCCAGAAACTCCGGCTCCATGATTTCGCAAAACTCCTGAAGCCAATGGAAAAGCGAACGAGTGTAGGTTGTGACCACGAGATTCTTCTGGGCGACCTCGAGATTCTTCTTTTGTTGCTCTTCCAGATTCTTCTGCTTCGCTTCCAGATTCTTGGCTTGTTCGGCTTGCTTCTTCTCCAAATGCTGGATTTGCGCGCCCTGCGATTCCACTTGCTCCCGGAGCGGCTGTATCACACTATCGGTGAGAATGTGCACGGCTGTTTCGGCGGCTTCGGCGGCCAGCTTGTCCGCCTCCGCCTGCTCGTGCTCGTCCTGCGCTTCCGACCTTCGGTTGCTCCACGCGGTGATGATCGCACCCACGATGCCGCCACCGCCGATAAGACTGATGATGACAGCCGACCAGAACTCCTGACTGTTGAATAGGTCTTGGAACGGCGGCACTATTCGTTGGCCCCCGCGCTACGCCACGTCTTGATCTCCGTGACCTGCTTAAGCTGGTCAAGCGTGACGGTCTTGGAATCCTTCGTATCAATGTCCGACACGGTGACTTCCGTAGCGTCACGGGAAGCGAACAGGGCCGTCACGCCCTTCATGTAATCCGCCCACGATTCACCCGTCTCATCCTTATGGTCGAACGACAGGCCCAGACGCAGCAGCTCGTAGACGATGCCTCCCTTCGCGGGACTCAAGTCAAGCACGCCACCCGTGATAGGGGCAGTGTCCGTAGTGTTTTCAATGTCAGCCATAATGGCCTCCTTGTTTGGTTGTTGGCATGAAAGAAGAGGGGGAGGACGCCAGACCCGGCATCCCCTCCCCCGTTCGGGAACGTCAGATGACGTAGGACAGGCTTGCGCTGAAATACGCCCAAGTGTTCTGATTGCCCCACATTCGGAAACAGGCCACCTTGCCCGTCGCCGGATTGATCTCAAGGAACAGGTTGGTCGTGTTATATGAGGCGAGATGACAGCCGATCATCCGGGAGGGGCGATACCCTTCCTTGATGTAGCCGATCTCGCACTGGTCGCTCGGGCCGCCTATTATGGCGTTCGAGCCCAGCGGGTGCAATATGTTGACCGTGACCACACGGTTCACGCATTTGACATCCAATTGGATGTTGTCCCACCTCTGCGACTGTTTCGCATCGACCGGGGCGTTGAGCGTACGCCCGTTGACATTGACCAGACCACCAGACAGGTTCACGGTCGAACCACGCAGGGTGAGCGTGGTATCGGATGTGCCGGACTGTCCGCCGACCTGCACGTTGCCGCCGGAGGGGACCAGCAGGTTCGCGCCCTTACGCCCGTACAGGCTCAGCTGGTTGTCGTTGGCGCTGATGCCGATGTCGCCGCCCTCGAGACTCACCTCGTCACCGGTGAATCCCAGACGGTTCTTCGGCCCGCCCTCCTGCTGTCCGGTGACGATGTCGCCGATATAGAGGGTGTCCGTCTCCGTTGCCGAGTCGGTCACGTATCCCAACGCAAGCTGGTGTCCGTCACCGCTCTTGGGGAATTTCACGCCGCCGGAACCGACCTCGAGCAGGCGTCTGCTTGACGAATCCAACACGTCGAACGTGCCGTCCGTACCGACCAACGCGCTCGTGCCCTGATACGTGCCATTGGCCTGTTTGCCGACCCTCACGCCGTCGGAGGTCATGCGGATGCATGGTTCCAGATTCCCCACGCGGCCCTGCGCGTCGGCCGCGGCCGCGTTGGCGGCATTGGCGGCGTCCTGCGCGCTCTTGGCCTCCGTCTTCGTCGCGAACTTCAGCTCCCATGAACCGTTGTTCTGCGTGATCTTCGAACTGATTTCCTCGCTGACGCCATCCTTGGTCGCGTACGTGTTGGAAACCTCGCTGGTGATTTCCGTCCTCGACACGCTGATGTCCGTCTTCGTGGCGAGCCCCGAACCGTCGGCGCCCTTGTAATCCTGCACGACTCCCAAGGCCACGGATTTCGAGGTTTCATCGATATACGACTTGGTACCGTACGAGGACATGCCGGCCTTCGTCTGATATGTTTCGCTGACCGTGGTCTTGAAACCGTTCAGGTTCGCTTCGACCGTGGTCGCCTTCGCAAGCGCCCCGGAAGCGGTCTGACTGACCTGCGAAATGGTCTGCTTGTTGGAATCCGCCGTGCTCTTCGCCTCGTTCGCGGTCTTCACGGTCGCGTTCAACGTGGTCGCCTGTTCGCTGATCTTCGTCGAAATGCCATTGACCGTGGTCTCCAACGTGGTGCTCTTGTCCATCGCACCGTTCGCGGTCTTCGTGGTCTCCGACAGTTCCGCGCGAATCCTGCCGGCCTCGGTCGTCAGTTCCGTCTTCGTGGAATACTTCTTGTCCGCATCCTTGGTGGACGTGTAATCCTTGCTGAGCGTGGTCTTGATGCCGTCAGCGGTCTGCTGGACGGTTGTGGCCTTGCTCATCGCACCTTCGGCGGTTTCCGTGTTCTGCGACACGCGGGCGTCAAGGCCGGATACGGTCTGCCTGAGTTCGGTCACGCTGTTCACGGTCGCGCCGTTCTGCGTGACGACACCCTCAAGCTTCTGCCCGAATTCGTCCAGTTTGGACTGCTGACCGTTGACGGTGCCTTTAATGTCGGTGATCTGCCCGGACAGTCGGTCGCCGGCGCTGCTCAGCCCGTCGACCTTCGCCCGCACATCATCCACCTCGGACTGCATGTCCTTGCGAACCCGTTCGGCCTTCGCGCCAGCCTCATCGGCCTTCTTGCCTATATCATCGACGGCCTTATCGATCGCGTCCGTGTCCACGAGCGGCGTCTGCACGCCATCGCTGTCAATCCAGTTCGCGCCATCCTCGGCACCCTCGCCAGCAATGAAATCCTTGCCGGTGGAGGTAGGAATGCGCACCGTACCCGTCTTGTGGGTTTTCTGGGTCGATGCCGAACGCAATGCCTTCAGGCCGAGCGAAAACAGCAGCGATTCGTTGTCCGGGTTGATTTCGACATGCTGGGCCATGATTTACCGCCTTAAAATAGTGATCGGTGGATTCCTGGCTGTTAGGCCATTGGGTCTTCTATCGCGTCGAAGATCAGACTTACCTTGTCCGTCTCATCGCCGGACATTTGCATCAACCGGCACTCGTACAATCCGTCCGTGAGGCTGGGGAATCCGCTGATGTCCAATTCCATGATTTCACCCGGCCAAAAACTGCCGAGCGGGTGCAGGGGCGTGCCGTTCGCGTCAGTGTCATTTGCGTGTAGCTCGCCCTTGAATTGCACCAAGGGGCGACTGTTCGCATTCAATACGCCGTCCGTATGCTGTTTGAGCAAATCAGCCTTGTCCGCATCCGTATCGCTGTATGCTGATTCCTTGAGCGGCCAAGGCTCATGATTGCCATTCACCAAGCTCAGGTCTTCGGACAAGTGGCACAACTGTGCCTTATCCGTGCCTGACCCTGAGCCGTATTCTCGCATGATCGGGCCGAGATGGTCGATGGTCAGATTCTCCAAGGTGCCGCCATAAGGACTGTAGGTCAGTCGGTGCACGGTCTTCTGACCTAAGTACACGTCGCCATCGCTGCCTGCGGTGAAGTCGAAGCGCACGTAATCGCCGGACAATTTCGGACGAAACTGCATGTCCGGGCCGCCGTCCACGTTCGCAATCTTCGTCAGCACGTCGCTAGCCTTGAGATTCTGAATGTCCCACGACGAATAGGTGCGCTCGTGTGAACCTTTCTCGCCGCGATATGCCCAGTCTATCGGCAGTTCCCCGCCCGGCTTGACATTCGTAGCAAGCCAGCCAACCTCCGCCGCAATGCCACGAAGACTCATGTTCTTGAAGCTGATTTCGTCACTCGACGTACTGCCGGAAGCCGTACCATACTTGCCCTCACGCACCACGTAACGGCTTTCCAACAAGCCCATGATGCTCGACAAGCTGAAATCCGTGTCAAGCGCGGAATCCTTGCGCTGGCCGATCATGCCACACAAGACCGGCATACCATACGACCATTCATCATCAAGGCTGGAATGCCAACACAAGGCAATCGAGCGCCGGTCTGGGGCAAGCAGGTAATTGCGTTCGCCAGCCGAAACCGCAGGTATCGCAGTCCAAGGGAGCTTCAGTCCGCTCACCTCATTCTCACCAACACCCTTATCCTTCGTGGTGGCAAGTGAGGAATCGGATACGCTCACGCTCCAGCTGAAGCTCGGCAGGTCAATCGGCGCGAGAATCCGACCGGTAATCGTATCCGCAATGTACGCTCGCCAAGCCATATCCGACTCCCCTCAATTCGTCAGCCGACGTTTACGCCTCTGTCCCAGATTTCCAACGTGCGTCCGGGATACGTCTGCTGTTTGTCTGAATGGGCGATGAAATACACGTTTTCACCCCAACCAACGCGATGGTTCCGCATGCGTACCGTATGCCAGCCGGACGGTACCGAAACCAGTGCATTCAAATGCACCTGTTGCCATGCACGGCTGACTTGGAACTGGCCGCCGCCACCCCCGACATCGTTACCGTCGAGCTGGAATCCGGCATACCAGCACGCCATTTCGGTAGCGTTTTCGGTCGGCTTGGATGGATTACTGTGCATGCATGCGCAAGCCGTGGCAGTGAAACGAAGCTCGATCAGACGGTCCGTGGGGAGATAAAACTTGGTGTCCTGCTCGTAGTAATCCTTGCCCCCGTCGCCCATGTTGGCGGGGCCCTCGTAATTGCGCACATTGCGCCCGAGAAGACCCTTGGAAGCGCCGTATGGCATGGCCCAGCGTTCCGCGCCCGTGGTCGTGGCCGAGCTGGTCTGGGTCATGCCGGCTGGCACATACATGGCTGTCAGCCTCACTACGTCGGACGGTACCTGATCGAGCGGCAAATCCGGGTCGGCGGCGGGCGTCCCCTGCGTCACGCCGACCACAACATGATTATCGCTATCGCCCTTGTCCAAGTCGTGCGCGCGAAGCCAGATCACGTCATATCGTGGCAGTCCGGCATTGCCAGCCGAAACCGCTTCCGTCTGGCCTCCCGGCCAATAGGCGAGCACGGCCTCACCCGACTGTCCGTCCGGCTGGATAAGCGCAGTACCGGCACCAACCTGATACGTCAGATCGGAACGCCCCGTAACACCCAAGCCTTGGATGATGCCGTCGTTATTCCACTGTGCGCTGATGATATGCCGATGCACGGATGGGCTGACACCTTGATTGTCACCGTCCGGCCTGATACCGAGAGCCGTAGTAGCCATAGAATCTCCTTAATCACATGTAAGTATCGTGCGAACTGCAAGTGACCCAGCCGTTCCCCGCAGTACCCAAAAGCACGGTCAGGGCCTTGCCGGCGGGAATAGTCCGCCAACCACGAGAAGAAAGATGACGGCTTACGTCAACGCCACCCAAGGTTGCCGTGCAAGTCCGCGTATCCAACAGGACAGGCGTGCCGAGATGAATCGCGGAATCATAGCGAAGCTCAGTACGCTTGCCCTCGCAATTGAGATATAGGCTCACGCCGCTAGGCCAGTCACCATTGATCGTGAACGTCGGATAGGCGCGGCTCGTGCCATCATTCGGCAGACGGCATAAGGTCGCACCACCGGACACCACACCATACGACAGCGGATACGCTAAGCCTGCATGCACGCTACCGTAGCTCAAGCCGCCAGACTGGATAGTCGCCGCACGAGCCTCACCATCATGAGACTTCGTAGACAAACGTTCAGGACGCTCGAAAACAAGCGTAATATCACCCGTCAGATTCTGCCAAAGCGGATTCTGAATCTTCTGATCCAGCGAACGTACATAATAGCCGCCAGAACAGTACGTATCCTGACCATCATCGATCACGCGACAAGTCACCGTCTGATGCACCAGCATGTCAAGCTTGGCCAGTTCCGCCAAGGCGCGACTGCGATTGCTACCGGCAAGCACTCGGTATGAGATGGTCACGCATCGCGCTTCGTATAGGATGTCGTCGGCACTAATGTCATGCCCGCCATCACCTTGGCCGCGAGCCGTTACGGTCACGTTTGAATCAGGCGTCTGATACCAGCCGTCAAGCCCGGTCAAAGCAAGACCGGGCCCCTCATAGTCGCCGCCATACAGGCGCACCTCATGGCCACCACCAGACAATACCACGTCACTCATAGGTTCGCTCCTTGAATGGCCTTGGCAACCTTCCGCCCGACAATCGTACCCGCACTCGCTAATTCGGAAGCCGGACGCACAATCTTCATCGGCATATTCACCGTTACGTCACCGCGAGATGGCGTGCTCTCCACTTTCACGATGATCGGCTGAGCTGGTGCCGCGCTGTACAGTTCCTTCGGCAACGCCTTACGGTTCAATGCCTGCATGAGACCGATGCCATAGTATGAAGTGGCTTCGGCATTCGTGACGAATTCGCCGGAATCAAGCCGCGCATTAGCCAGGTACACGTTGTCCTTCTTGCCGCCAGTCTGACCAGCCCACTTCGGATTGACATAGCCGCTGAACACCTGACCACCATTCGCATACTGGGCGAAAATACTGCCATCGAACATGCCGCCCGTATAACCGCCAGCCTTGTCAGGCGTATTATCCGGTTCGACATAATTCGGCGCATTCTTCTTACTGACACCGATAATCTCGTTGATCGTGCGGAAGGTCTGCGTGACGGTAATGTTCTTGTCCTTCAAAGCGGCCAAAGCATCGGAAACGGTCTTGATCTGCGCCTTAGCGGTTTCAGTGCCTTCGGTCGTAACCTTGACATTCTTGTCCTTCAACGCATCGATGGAGCTTTTCAGCTCGTCCACCTTGCCGCGTTGCAAGCCGTAGGCATCAGCCAATGCTTCGGCGGCCTGCTGAGTCATACCAGCCTGCACCGCATTATTGATGAAGGACTGGCGCGCTTCGTCCAACGCGTCACCAGCACGCTGTGTAGCCGCCTCCATATCTCCGGTAGCCTCACCGTTCTCGAGAATCTTCGTCGCCGCCTGCTGAGCACTCGAAGCCAAGCCCTGCAAACTATCCTGCATGGCATAAGCCTTCTTCTGACAGCCGTCAAGCGCATTGCCGTTATCGTCAAGACACTTGCCGTTCTCAGTCAACGAATCACTCAAGTCAAGGATCTTCTGCCGCATCGCGGTAACCGCCTCGTCAGCATCAAGATTCGAGCCTTCCAAGTTGAATACGGCCTTAACCAAATCGGAAATCTGGTCTGCGGCATCACTGGCGGCATCACCCTCGCCACTGATAGAATCGGCGGCACTATCGGCGGAATCAGCGGCCTTGCCGTCAGCCTCCGCCAACTGCTCCTTGGCCTCCTTATTATCCTTGACCTGCTCGGTCGCCTCATTGTATGCCTTGGTCTGCTGGTTAAGCTTAGCCGTAGCCTCGCCGACAATCTGATATGTCGAATCATATTTCTTGTCGGAAAGAGCCAGCATCGCATCGTTGTATTTGTCGATCGCGTCCTTGTCGCCCTGCACAGCCTTGGCGAAATCGGCGGCATTCAAACCGGCATCCTTGAGCATGTCGTTGAAGCTGCTGTAGCCGGTGCGGAGCTTCTGGAACCAGCCCCAATCCATGTTGTTACCGCTGGTCACGTTGTCGATCAGGGTGTCCGTCGCATCACCGGTTGATTTGATGGCGTTGGCTAGCTCCTGCGTACGCTGCTTGGCTTCCTGGTTCTTCTGGATGAAGATGGTCAAACCAGCCACTGCGGCAGTCAAAGCAAGTCCGAAGGGGCCGCCGAGAAGGCTCATGAGTCCGGAACCGATGCTCTTCAAGCCCGCTCCGGCCAATTGGCTACGAGTCATGCCATTGGCGAGCTGCTCGAAACCCGGGCCGGAGCCGACTGCGGCGACACCAAGCTGCATGATGCCCTCAGTCAACTGAGGTGCGGCGGAAGACAGGCGCTGGAACGGGTCCAATGCGAGACCGAGGCTCTGACTGAGCTTGCTGGTACTCGTGTTCAGTGGCGTCATAGCCTTATGCAGACCACCGATAACGCCGATCATCGAACCGCCGAGCACAATCCACTGCTGTGCAGAAGCCGGGAGGCTACTGAACGCGTCAACGAGCGAATCGATGCCTTGCACGAGCTTACGGATAGGGCCTTGCGCACCCTCGCCGATCTTCAACATGAGCGATTCCATCGAACCACTCAGATTCTCAAGATCGCCCTTGAGATTGTTGTTCTTCGCTGCGGCCTGCTCTGCCGCATACCCGGATTCGGAAACAGCTTCGGTCCACTGTTCCACGCCATCCTTGCCAGCCGCATACAAATAGTTTGCGGCCTTGATGGCATAACTGCCGAACATGGTCGCATTGGCCTGATTGCGCTGTTCCTGAGTGAGGCTCTTCTCGGCTTCCTGCAATTGGCCTGCGAAGTTCGCCATGCCGACGAAGTTGCCGGAAGCATCATAGGCGCTGATGCCAAGCTCTTTCATCGTGTTCGCGGCGGCTGTGGACGGATTGGCGAGCTTCATCAGCATGGAATTGAGCTGTGTGCCCGCCTCGGCGCCGATGACGCCGTTCTGGGCGAAGAGGCCGAGTACGCCGACTGTTTCCTGCATGGACATGCCAAAACTGTAGGCTTGGCCGCCGCAATTGTTGAGCGCTTCACCAAAGTCGGATACGCCGCCTACTGCCTTGCCTGCGCCTGCGGCCAATGCGTCGGCCACCTGTGTAGCCTGTGCACCGCTCAGATGGAACATCGTTAACGCGTTGGCCATGTACTCGGCGGCATCACCTACGGCCATGCCGTCCGAAGCGGCCAGGTTCAAGGCGCCGGACAAGCCACCGGACAGAATGTCGGTGGTGCTCATGCCAGCCTTGCCGAGGTCGTTGATCGCGTCGGCGGATTCGGAGGCGGAATAAACGGTATCCGCGCCTGCATCGATTGCCGCCTGCCGTAACTGTTCGAGTTCGGCACTGGTCGCACCGGTGTTCGCCTGCACGGTTGACATCTGCTGGTCGAAATCGGCGGTCATCTTCACAGCCGCCGCACCAAACGCCGCCGCAGCCAGTCCGGCTACGGTCAGGCCCTTGCCGATCAGTCCGGTCTTACTGCCGGTCTTCTCCAAACCTCCAGCGAGGGTATCGGTACTTTTACCGGCCTTGGCTAGACTGGCCTCATACTGGCTGGTATCGGCCAGCAATCGGACTACGATGTTCTTGTTGTCAGCCAAGGTACTCCTTATGGTTGCAGGGTGAGTTTGGTAGTCAGCGCATCATTCCAGATGGCTTTCGGGTCGGCATCACGCAACTTTTTGACGGCCATCTGCCGGTGTACCGTGGTCCAGCAGATCTCGGCATCCGCATGCATCGCCGTCTCGCCGCGCGGGTCATGGCAGACATCACGTGGCAAACCGCATAACGGGCATAAGGTCTGCTCGTATTCCTCGAGCGCGAGCATCCATGCACGTTCCGTCTCGTCCCATTCGGACTCGGCGGTATAGCCTGTGATGCGGCGGTGCACGTCGCGTTGCACGGCATAGGTTGGCTCCCAGCCGTGGAATCGTTTGAAGCTGATGCCGAGCTTGCGGCAGAGGCGCAGTTCGTCGATCAGGCTTTGCGGAGCACCGTCAAGGCTAGGTCGGAGGCCGCTTTTGGGTCAGCCCTCGACGTATTCAGATCGCGTACCGCCTCCCACAGTGGCGTGAACTGGCCGTCCGTCAACTGTCCGAACAGGTCATGCAGTGCGTCTGCGCTCATATCCTCTTCAGGCAACGGCTTACCGCCTAAAGTAGCCGATTTCAGCATTTGCGGAATCGCCGTGGATACAAGGCCGAACTGGTCCTGCATGCCCGCATAATCGCCCTTCGTCACGGTATTCTCACGGACGACGGCCTGCCATTTGGAGAACGGCAACGCCTCCAACTCCAGTACGAGAGTGTCCTTCTTCACATCCTTGCGAAGCTGTTCGATCTGTTCCGCGAAGCCCGTGGCAATCGGATTGCCGCCAGCCTCGCTCACGCCGCCCGACGTGGAGGCGCCGGCCAGTTTCATACCAAGCGTATAGATTTCTTCCGCCTTGTCCTGATCGAGGATCACCTCGACGGTGCGAGTGCGGAGTTTCACGTTCAAAGCCATAAAAGTTCCTTAATCGAAGTCGTGTCCTTTGCTTTGGCAGAGAAAAAGGAAAATCCCGCATCATGGTGAAAGGAACGGAAAGCCCATGACGCGGGAAGAATTCAACTAGGCGGTCACCTTCACATTCTCGGCCCAGCCCGGAGCCTTGACCGTGAAATTGACCTTGGAACGCAGCACGCTGTTCGCAGCAATCGCAACCTTGGCGCTCATACCGATACGCACCGCATACACGTTCACGATGTCATCGGCCTTGAACGCTTCAGACGTGTCCTTGCCATAGCGACGCACGAAGTAGCCTTCCGCACCTTCGGTAAGGGTGTCCATGGCCACATTCTGCTCGGAATGTTCGGTGTTCGTGTTGTCGATGACTTCGACGGACGGGCCGGAAATCTTCTTACGGCCCGGATTCTCGTAATCCTGCGTGGTGTTCTCACGCTGGTCGGAAATGGTGTCCTGCGACGGTTCGCAAGACCAGCCGCCCAACGTCACGTAATTGGAAATGTCCGTGCCAGCGGTAAGCTCAGTGAGCTTAGGCTTGGTGATGTCGGCAATGGTCGGCACCCAGATGGTGTCTACCTTACCGTCCGCAGGCGTGGACGGAATCTCAGTACCCAATGCAAGGGTCATGATTTATCTCCTTAAGACAAAGCCTCCCACGGTTTATGCCGTGAGAGGCTGATAGGCATGTGTTCTTCGGTCACAGGCGTGACCAATTGAAATGGAAAGTGAGCAGTCGCACCTGATATAGCAGGCTCGTATCCTCAGCAATCAGACCGGCGGCATACGCGCCGGAGTCGGAAAACAGGACAAGGGCGCCGGTGTCGAAACCGTTGGCTACGAACCGTTTGCCAGCCAAAGCGGGAATCATCAGATCATCGACGATAACGTTCACGGAATCCGTGGTAGTGCTCACCGCACGCACGGTAAGCACTCCGATGCCGGAATGCACGTGTTGTGTCTCTCCGACGATATGTCCGCTTGTGGTCACGGTTTCGATGATCCAAGGCGGCTTCTCGGTCGGTTTCGGCGTGGTCTGCCGATATACCGTCCACCCTTTCGCAGGTTCCGGTATGTGGTCGAGAATCGTGGAAGTCAATTGCATGATGCTGACTATCTTGCTCACGTAATCCCCTCCGTTCCGGCCTTGCCGACGTATTCGGCGAGATTCGGCAGTTCGTCTTCGGCATGCTCGTAGAATCGATGCGTGCCGCCACCTTTTGCGGTGCCGAAGAAGGCGACGTTGGCGAGACTGCCAGCACCGCCCTTGACAGGGCTGATGTCGGCGGCAACGCCGGTCAAACCAACGGTCTGCATCTCATAGTGGATCGGAATACGTCGGAAGGCCCTGTTACCGGACGTTTTCAAGTCGGCTTCAATGTTTTCCTTGACGTTCTGCGCGCCCTTCTTCACTGCCGCCGATACGAGCGCACGACGTACAGCCGTACCGCCAAGCAGACTCGCGCCGAAAGCCTTGAGCTGACTGGCATCAACGGTCATGCATCCTCCTTCACGTTCCAGCGGCAGGCCGTCGCATGTGTCTTCTCGCTTTGCGGCGAAATCAGACGGAATCGACGGCCAGTCAGATTCTGGTCGGAGGATTGCGTAACCGTCACCAAATCACCGTTCTGCAAGCCGGTAGTAGCATACGGGAAATGCACATACAGGCTCCAGACCAGTGAGACGGCGCCCATCGACTGCGGAGCAGAGCCTTCGACGTTTTCGGAAGCCAAACCGCCCGCAGTCTGCACCTTGCAACAGCCCTCATACACTTTCGTGCCGCCGATGGTCGGCAAGCCGGTATCAGGGTCCGTTTCAGATTCGCCGGGACGTGTGACCGTACACTGGTCGGTCATCAGGCTTTCCGCCGCGCTTCGGGCGCGAGCCATCACCCTCTCGTCCATCAGCGCCTCCAACCGGCGGGCACGATGGTGAAAGCGCCGGACGCGCCGTAATCCTTCGGTTCCAGCAAAGCCCACTCACTATCGAGAAGATTGATGGTCGCCACCGAATTAGTGGTACCCACCGTCTCCTGATAGTCATCGATTCGAGTGCTCTTGCTGGTCGTCCCCTCTGGATTACGCGCATACCGGGCAACAGCCAACGCTTCGACCAGATTCACCGTCTTCTGGCTCAGCCGATTATCGGCGATGATCTGGTCGAGATTCGGATAGCGCTTGCGAATCGTTATCTCCGCAAGCTCTATCCAAGCGGTGATCTGCTCCATCTCCAGCGGATCGTCGATTTTTCGTCCGAGTTGAGTGGCGACATCACTAACGTCAGCCGTCATGGTCGCATCCTACCGTCAGGCGGTGATGACCGCGAACTTTTTCTTGTCGCGTACGATGAAGCCGATCTCGGCTTCGACCAGGAATGCGATCATGTTGCGCTGCCAAAGGTTGATCTGAGTGCCGTTGTCGTTAATGGTCGCCTGATCGGAAATCTTCATCTTGATTCCCTCGACGGTGCCGTACAGGGCGTTGGTCCAGTCTCCTGCGACGCCGAACACCTCCTTAGCCGCGGAAATGTTGTGCGTGGTATCCGCCTTGACTTCCGGCACGTGGCCCCATGGAGATTTCACGACTCGGGCGCCGAACAGGGTGCCGATTTCGGTAGACTGGCTCGGCACCAGCAGCGGATGATCGTTGGCATCGGTCGCTTTGAGCACCTCAGCCAAGCCGTGCGGGGACAGGGCGATGCCGTTCAGGTCGCCGTCGTTGGTGAGTATTGTAGTGGCAATCTTGACAAAATCGGCGTACTTGCCGGAGCCGATGCTCACGGTCTGAGCATCCTTCAACGTGTCCATGGTTTCGGTGGACGGCGCGGCAATCAGACCGGTAAGGAAGGTCTGGTCGATGGTCTGGGCGATGCTCTGAGAGGCACGCTCCTTGATCTTGGCCCACAGGGCGCCCTTGTCGCGTACGAATTCCTCGGAAACCGGCACGATCTTCGCAACCTTGAACGGCTTCATGATACGAGAGCCGATGGTTGGCTTGTCCACCGGCTTCTCGTCGGTCTCGCTGACCCACTTGGCTGCGGACAGGTCGCCAAGGGTATCGTATTCCATGCCGGAACCGGGCAGTTTCACGCCCTTAGCGAGCTGGGTGACGGCAGACTGCTTGAAAACGTCGGTCCAAATCTCGTTGGATTGTTCCGGAGTCAGGTAGACGCCGGAGGTGGAACGGCTCAAATCGAGCGCGGTCATAGTTTCCTCCTTAAAGGAATGTTAGAAAAAACGGTTTTTAGAGGCCGAGAGCCGCGAGCTGTGAGCCGAACACCGCAGCGTTCGCCCTTGTCCTCGACTCGCCCTCCGGAATGGTTGGCTTCGCACCGAACAGCTCCTGCAACGAGTCCGTGGTGGAATCAACATGTGCGGGAACGCCCATGTCAGGATATTTGCGCAGGATGGCGTCGATGGCCTTGTCAATGGCCTTGCGGTCGCTGTTGGCGTCCACGCCTTCCACGAGCCTCATTGCGAGTTCTGGGTGCTGGAGTTTGCCGGTTGCGGCCTTTTCGACGTTTGCGTTGAATATCTGCGTTTCCAGTTCGGAGATCCGGGCTTTCAACGTTTCGGCCTCATGTTTGTGGGCTTTCACCGCGGCCTTCATGCGGTTCAGGGCCTTCTTGCCTTTGTCGCCGAGTTCGGCTTCGCCTTCGATCTCTTCGCCGGTGTCTTCCGGTTCCGTGGTTTCCGGTTCCGGTTCGTTCCGCTGCTGTTCTTCGCTGGTTTCCGGCTCTTCCGTTGCGGGATTGTCGTTGACCAGATTCTGTAATGCTTCTTCGGCTTGTGTCGTGCTCACCTGTGTAGCCTGCTCCGTCACGGAGGCGTTCGATCCTCCTGATGTCGGAGAGACGGCCGTGGTGGTCGCGTTCGATGCCGAATCCGCGGTTGCGGTTGCGGTTGCTGCTGCGTTAGCCATGATATTGTTGTCCTTCCGTTGCGGTTGGTTACTGCCGCAGGCGGATTGCCCAGCCTACGGTCTTAAAAAATGGGGAACGGCTAGAGTATCCAGCCGTAGTCGTAGAGCATTTGGCGCGGGTCCTTGCCGGTTCGCGCACAAACGTCATAAATCGTTTCAGGCATGAGTCGCGGTCGGTCCACTTTCATGTACCGGCCACCGTGCTTCACGTATTCCTTCGCATATCCGGCGCTAATCATGCGCGACGAGGCGAGGCCTCGTTTCGTCAAACCTTCGGTCGTGTACTTGATTTTGCGACCGTACAGTTGAGCCGTGGATACGCTGCCTTTGCGCCGGTAGGCGTTGATAAGCTGGTTCAGATCGGCGCCATCCTGCCATGCGCGAACGTTTGCCCTACTGCCAAGCACTTTGACCAGTTGGTCGTCGGAGAGACTGTCGAGGTATTCGTTCGCGCTCGTGAGCGCCGTATTCGGCGTCTTGGATGTCGGTATGGCGATGCAATCGCAGTTCGGGTGCCGCTCGAACGGTTCACTACCGCACGGCTGTCCGGCCAGAATCACACACCTGCCGCAACTTGGCGGCGTCAGGCCGCGCACGTAACCGCAGTACACGTATCGGCTTCGTCCGGCGACTATCGCGGCTGAACGTTGCGTATCGGCCAGCAACGTGCGGGAGCGTTGCACCAGTTCGACTTCGATGACATGCAAGGCGATGTCAGTCGAACCACCGCCGCTGACAACCTGCTTACCCTTGGTAACGGCACCCCACATAACATCAATGGTGTTCATGCCGTTGCCGTTCACACCAACCCACTGGCGCGGATCTACAGTATATTCCGCCAATCGGTCAGTGCCGTCCAATGCGGCCATAGCCACCGGTGTAGCCGCCATCGCCTCCCGCGCCGTCTGCAACTGCGCCGAATCCAACAGCCTGAACATTTCAGGCATGCACGACGCATAGGATTCGCCGAAATCCTCGGACGCGTTACTCCGCCACAGTGCCGCCAATCGGACGGCCAGTCGATTGCTCCGCCGTCTCAGATCGCTCGCCTGCCGTCGCGCCGCCGATGGCAGCATCTGACCGTACGCCATCCGCCACCTCCGGTTTCACGTAGCCCTGCATCCAGCCTTCCTCGTCCGACTCGAGCAGCTTCTTCGCACGCGCGATCTTCTCAGGCCCCCAACCGAGCTCTTCCCACGCCATCTCACGAGGCATGAGCGGCCTGCCGGTCGGATCAGCCGTCGCATACAGTTTCGTCACCGCATCAGCCCTCTGAGCCACGGTCGGGGTGCCAGCGTCGTACCAGAGCGCATCGGCATCATCGAAAGCGTTCATGGCTTTCTCGCCTCGCAACAATCCGGCGACAAGACGGCATGTCTGCACCGCCTGCCGTCCCAGTGTCCTTTGGTCGCGTTCGATGCTCTTTACGAGCTTCGCCTCACGCGAACGAATCGCATCGGCGGAAGCTGCATCATCGGCGGCTAAGCCGAAATAGTTCGGCGGCAAACCGGTAACACCACTCGCCAATCGCGCGTAAAGGTTCACCATACGCTCGAAATTCTCCATGCTTGAGCTGGAAAACTCGAAAGTCTTCGCATTCGGATTACCCAACGCCCAAATCCTGCCGTAGTAGGCTTCCCACGTAGTCAACGGCTTGCCATTGTCGTCCACGAAGTCGCCCTTGGTGGCGCCAAGCACACCGCGCTGAGGCACGGCATGCGTCTCTTGCGCCACCTGTGCATTAGTCAGGTCTCGTGCGCACGCATCGGTTATGTCGATCACATCGGTCAAGGCACTGGTACCGCGTAGGCGCGGCCACGTCTTGTGCAAGGGAATCGTGGTTCGCGGATTGCGGTAGGCCGGAACCACCGGCACTATACCGAGCGGATTCTCAACCACGGAACGCACCTGATAGTTCGTGTCGATCGTGTACGTGCGGTCAGGCAAGTACAGGCGCCAGCCTACGGTACTCATGAAATCGTAATCGTCAACGTCCCGATACCGTCGCAATGCCGCATCAAGTCGCCCGGTCACCGGATCACGATGGGCGAGAATGTCAATCGGACTCACATTCTCGATATGCAAGCCGGTTTCGTCCATCTCCACAGTCTTGAACGATCGTCCGAACACCTCGAAATCAAGATAGCTGGTCTGGTCTTCATCCAAGCCGCTGGAACGCCAGAATTCCCAAGCATCATCGGCCAGCTTAAGATTCTCTCCGACACGGAAGCCCTTGAGGTCGAGTCGATCCACCCGACTTTCGGCCACGACGCGAGGCCAATTCACGATGACCGTGAACCGTTCCAATTCAGGCGGAATAGCCAAGCCAAGCTGCCGCAAATGTTGCTGGGCATCCACATACCGGTCGAGCCTGCCGAACACTTCGGCAGTACCGTAAAGCTGGTCGGAAAGCCGACGAAGCATATCATGCGCCTTATCAGGCAACCACGCCATCGTTAGCCCCCTATCATCGGAAAACAAATACCTTACTGGACTCGGAACCCCATCCCAACGCGCGCATATCAGAAGCGGCCTCATGCGCCAAAATATCAGCCATGGTTATATCGATCTTCTGATTCTCACTCGGCTTGCCAAGCACATACTTATCGCCCGGCTTCGCAACCTTACGCGCCGCCATCATATGCAATCGCGCCATGCGATCGTTGGAATGCGCCGTGGAATGGTCGGCGGTATCCTCCATGAAGCGGGTGAGTGCGTCGAACATGCGTCCTGTCCGGTTCGTCGGCCAAGGCACCACAATATCCTCACCATACTGATACGCCCAAGTGTCTACCTGCGTTTCCCACGGGTGCGGGTCACAGTAGAATCGGCGCACCTTGTACTTGTCGAACAGTTCGGAAACGCAAGCATCCACCTCACTGCGAGGAATGCGCCCCTCCCACTCAACGGGATTCCAATAGGATGGCCTGCCGGACGGACCATAGGTCGGCGTCCAACGCCACCCGTCCAACGTTTCCGCGCGCAATGCCGTCCAGTCGCCCGATTGCGAACCGTCGAAGCCGAGACAAATCTCAGCACCCGGCTCGGGTGGCTGACGGTCAACCATCGTGCCATCGTAAAGCGGTTCAGGCATGTACGAGCCTAGGCCCTGTACGATTTCACAGCCGTAGAATCGGCGAGCCTGAGCCGGGTCACGGGCCATCAGTTCGGAAGCCGTGGCTTCGACCTGATCCAACGGCACCCACGGGCTACCGGAGTAGACGAATTCGAGAATCTTTCGCCTATCCTGCGGATTGGCGAAATCCAATGACGGATCATGCTTCGGAAAGAACTTCATAATGTCCGAAGCCGTGGATTCGTAGGTCATCTGGCCGAATGAAGCGTCCATCGGGTCCCATGGATTCGTGAGCTCCAGCATTCTGCCGTCCATGGCCATGGCACCGCGCATCACCGTGTCGCCAACCTCGAACATGCCGCTCCGCCGAGTCCAGATACCAGACTCGTCACCGAGCACGAAGTTCACCGGATTACCCAGCTTAGAATGTGCCGAAGCCGTCACAGGGTCGATACGACCACCATTAGGCAACCTGATGAAGCCTTCACGAACCTTCATCAAATCGGACAGGCGTCCATTGCGCACCATGGACTGCAACGGACGATACACGTTGGCCGTCTGCTCTTCCGACGTTGCCAACAACTGAATCAGCGCGGTACGACGCGGCATGCCCATCGGCTCACCAGCCGAATACTCGTACTCGAAACCGCAGGAACAACCCCAATCCGAGCAACGGAATACCTCGCCGCCCTTGGCCCAACCACAGAACACGCAGGGTCCGACACCCTCGAACGCGGCCACGGCAGCACCGAAAGGCGACTTGCCTAGCTTCTGCCCGCCGACAATCTGCCCACGACGCCACTTAAACGCCGCCGCCTGCCGAGGCCGAGCCGGATCATACACCGCATCAGGCTTCACCCGATAAAAATCGATAGCATTATCCAACTGCCATCCGACAAGCTCAAACGGCTTACCAAGGTCGAAGCCATTAGGGACGACGCAATGCCAGGCTATCCAGTCGGCAAACAGGAAACCAAGGGTTTTCGGCATCTCCTGCTGCATACGTCACCCCTTCAACGAATCCTTCCAACGTTCCTTCGCGCTTTTGATCGGAATGATCTTCGCGGAATCGGACCGTACCGGCTTCACTTCGTCATCGATAATCGCCCAATTATTCAAATGCAGGCCCTGCGGCGTCAAACCGATGATGTCAGCATAACGAGCCAATGTCGCACGGTCAGCGGCCTTCGCATCGGACGATTCGCAGATCACGAACTGACGTACATACAAGGCAACCGTGGAAAACAAGTAGGCGAACTGTGGCATATGCCACGCAATCGCCTGCGGAGTCTTCCACAGATCCTTCCAAACCGTTTCCTCACGTGCCCGCCAACGCTCCGTAGCGGTCTCGTCGCGGGTTTTACGAAGGTTGCCGTCATCGTCCTTCCACGTCTCGTAGATCACCCATTCCCCAAGCGGAAAAGCCTTTGGCTTATGCTTGTAGCCCTTGGAAGACAGTACCGTGACATCGGCGGCTAAGCCTCGAGCGTCGGAGCGTGCCGATTGCGGATCCGGTGCGGGGCCTGAGCGGCTTCGTGAGCCACCTCGTACCATGGTCACCTCCAGTCGGAAGATTTACGGTTGATGCCGTGTCGGTAAAAGTCTGAACCTGTCTCTTATACACATCTGACGCTGCCGACGATAAGGCGCCAGGAGGGCATTG